ATAAAAGGCTCGACCAGCATCTGATGAACCGTCAGCTACTGTAGTAGCGTGAGTATCTGCGTTAGTGGTTATAGCTTCAGTACCTATACCGAGAGCTTCACCAATTAATTCCAGATTAGTGTTAGTGGAAGTACCCCAAGTTCCAGACTCATCACCTGTTGCAATTTCTTTGAGTCTTAGATTATTAACGTAAGTTGCCATAGTTTTTTACCTCGTCTATATATTAGATTATGCCGCCACTTCTGTCCAATTAGGAGTTTGTGAATCGTCAATTTCTTGCCATTTAAAAGGAGTGCCAAGTTCTCCTGTAGCAGATACGCCTGTTATTGTAACATTAGCTTTGCAATTAAAGCTTGGATCTCCAACTAATCCTTCGGTATTACCGAATACATTTACTTCAAATCTATTGTCAGTTTGAGTCGTTGCAGTACCTAAAGCTGATGTTCCAGCTTGTCCAGTTGGAACTTGATTGGCCTTGGCTATGGTGGTTGGGGTACCTACAGCTCCAGTACCCTCTTGGCCAGTTACCGATACATTTGCTTCTGCATCCGGGACGATAGATCCAACGCCTGTTGTACCTGCAAGGCCGCTAACACTTATGCTATTGTTTGATATGGTTGTAGCTGTACCTAAAGCAGATACGCCTGCAAAGCCATTTACACCTACAACACCACCAGCATCAACCGCTACGCCTCCATTAGTAATTGTGGCAGATAAACCGCTAGGTGATACTGTAGCTTTTGCTACAACTGATATTGTTCCTAGAGCAGAAGTTCCTGCTCCCGGAGCTGATAGTGTGACTGGTATGGGTTGGCCCCAGGTGAGTTGACCCCACGTGCCTCGACCCCAACCGTTAACAATAGCCATTTAAGGCTAGGCGATTCTTATAATCGCTGTTGAGGATGCTGCTGCTGGAAATACAATAGTAAAGTCTCCAGCGGTAGATGTTTTATCCCCACCAAAGTCAATTGTTGCAACTGATTTGTTGCTATCGCTTGAGTTGTAAATCATACAACCTCTAGCTGTTACTGTTGCTGTACTGAATGTTAAATCAGCAAAGTCAGTAAAAGCAGTTGTTCCAGAGCTAGTGGGTGCAACTTTAGTTAAAGCTGATCCACCTGTACTATAACCAGTCCCGCTGGCTTGGCCAGTTGTTGTGAACGAAGTTGTAGTAGCTCCCAATGTAGCTGATGATGTATACAAAGCTAATTTGTATGCGTCACCATTGGTTGCAAAATTATGATTGCCAAGCAGTAATTCTTTCTTAAAGCTTGTCGTTAGAGTTGATGATATTGCCATAGTTTTTCCTAATTAAATCAGCAGCTTCTTTCAAACCTGCTTGTTCTAATTCATTGTTAATTGTAATCCTATCAGATTTTATAGCATTTTGCATATACTGTTCAATAACTTTTTGGATGTTATCTTGATAGGTTTTAACTTGATCTTTTATTTCTTGTGGTGCATCTTCGCTAACTGCTATAATTTTTTTTATACATAAGTCTGCCCAAAATTCTATTGAATGGCCCCCATTGCTTGTTGTATGAACTTCAATCATACCAAGCTCTGGCCCGGCTTTATAACTCATTACCATACTTTTGGATCTCCAGCTTTATTTTTTTGCAAGTGTGTATCATTTCTATCAACCAAAACAGGATCTGGTTCTTTCTTAAATTGCTGAACTTCGCTTCTTTTTTTAGATATTAAATGACCATGTTCATTGGTTATAACAACTAAAGGATCGTCTAGCCTGTGGTAGCCATAAAGTTTTTCATCATCTGGAACTGCTGTATCTAACAAGTAACTTGTGTGTGCAACTTCAACTTGTATATCTAAACTCATGGCTTTACCAAGCCAAAACTCTACAGATGCACGTCCTGCTTCTGCAAAATATAAATTACCTTTGTAGCCAAAGTCTATGCCAAACATTTTTATTTTTGCAACTTTATTCCAAATAGCAAAAGCGACTGCATACGAAACAGTATTATTTAAGTAGTGACAACCACATCCGCCTAATACCTCATTGATTGGATATTCTACAAGACCGGGGCAACGATCATCTAACTCACATGTATAGACTGGACCTTCATGCTCAGTAAGAAGTTTAGACATACTATTGGTTTGGCCGCCTGCATCATCGGTATCTAAAAATCTAGATGCTGGATCCATCATAAATACTCTGTCATGAAATATAACTGATGCTACTGAATTGATAGCCCACACTTCATCAAAGTGTGCACCGTGTGATTTTGCTAAATTATAATCAAACCAACTTTTGCCCATACCTACTATGGCCACAGTTTTGCCCTCTAGCTTATTGATTGGTTCCATCTTTCTCTCCTTATGTAACCGGTAATCTTAAAGAGTCATATCTATATTCGTCTCTTCTACCTCTTGCTTCTGCTTTGTTTTTAAGTCTAGACATTTCTTGTTGAAATCTAGATTCGTATAAATTCATCATGTCAGCATCACCTTTCATAAAAGTGTAAGCCTCTACCAAACAACCATACAAGAGTCCATTTCTTGCATGTTCTGATATCCATGTACCAGTTGTATCTGTAACCAATGAATTAGGTTTGTATAAGTAATGCAGTTCCACATCATAGTTTTGATCTGGCACTGGAGCTATGATAATAGTTGATTCCTTTGTTCCTGTATGTAAGTCTTTATCAAAGTCTGCATAATACAAAGGCAGTCCACGAGAGCCAGAGTCTGTTGGATCTGGAGAGTATTCTTGCATAAAGCTAGTATGTTTTTTATCTAAAAAACTATAGTCTCCATTTGATTTAATGACTGCTAATGAAAAGGACAATTCAAAATCATCTGGTGTTGTTAAAAATCTTGAACCAGTTGTCATTAAGCCTTTTACATTTTTTCTAAAATAATCAAACTGAACAAGCTCAAATATTCTTTCTTCAGTATTTTTTATTATATCGTCTAGAGTGCTGACAAATGTGGCTTCACTATTTTGAGTGTAGTTTTGAATTAATGTTTTTAACTGTGTAAGTGTTACTGGACTGCTCATGTTGTATTTATTGTACCACCCATACCTGAATGATTAGTACAGTAATAATAAAGCGTAGGTGCACCAGTTGCAACTTCTATCTGGGTGTAAGCTCCTGAAGATCCCGGTGTTCCACTTGTTGTAACTCCTGTTGTATATTCAGAACCACCGCCATGTGTTCCATTTGCAGTGGTAGAAAGTCTTAAAGGATGACTTGAATTAGTGCTATCTGATTGGTCAAATTTGTAAGTTTGGCCTTCAGTTAAATTTAAAGTTGGAGCTCTTGAGCCATCGATGTAAAAATAATTAGAGCCATAATAACTTGCCACAGTAACTGTATAAGTTGTAACAGATGGACTAGGTGAAGGTGCTGGACTAGGTGATGGTGTTACTGAGCCATCAGTGCTTACGGTAACACTGCCTAGCTCTCCATCCATTCTAGATAATAAAAAGTTAGAGCCTATAATATCTGACTCCATGTAATGTTGTTTTGTAATATCGCTGTAGATTACAACTACAAAACCTTCGCCAACCTCTTGGTCATTGTTGGGCCTGGGTTCATATAAAGCTTCCGGGTCAATAACATGAGGCAATGGTTCAAGCTGTGGATGTTTTGGCTCATAACAAGAAGGACAGGTCTTTAAGCCATTCCATTCTTCTCTTAATTTTACAAGTTTGTATTCAAACCCACATCTATCACAAATAGCTCTTGCATATTTTGCTGAAGCATATGCCATATTAGTATCCGTTTCTTAAATAAGGGGCAATCCTAAAGGAAGCTCTATCTTCATCTTGAGATAGGGCTCTTTCAAATTCTTCTTCATACATTTGCTTTAACATGACAGCTCTATCTGGTGCTTTTTTTATAGATATGTAATATGCCAGACCAGCTGCAAAACAAGGATAAAACCTAAATGGCATGTCCATGGTATTAGTTGCTGCGTCTGCATCATCCATTCTTACGATTTTATTGAATACTAAAATGTCAGTAGAGTTTTCTGGTGATGGCCATATTTTTAAAATAGGAGTATTTAATTTATCTAAAAAATATTGTGATGGTCTTGATTCACTTGCTTTGTTTGGGATGTTTAAGTATTCAGATCTACCAACTCTAGACATTTGTAAATCAGTGGTTGTTCCACTAACTGTTCTTCTTATAGAGCAATCTAATACGTCAACTATGTTAGCGTTTAAAGTATAGTCGTTTTGACTTTGTACTACGGTGACAGTTTCTTGCTCTATGGTCCATTGATTAAGACCGCGATTAGACCATTCAGCTAACATAAGATTAATTGATCTTTTAGCTGTTTTTAAATCATAGCCAGTTCTAAGTTCCAGGCCGCATCTTTCAAATGCTTCCTCTATAAACTCAGCTACATTTGGTTCAAAATCTGTGCTACCTGAAGATGCCATTATTTTTTACGTTTTGTTTTTTTAAGACTTTTTTCAATAACTTTTGCTTGCGCAAGATGAGATTTAGAAGCTTTTTTTAATGCACTAACTAATTTTCTTTTTTGTGCAACTGTTAGTTCTGCCATTATTTATTATCCTCTTGGTTATACAAATTATCAAATGTTATATTTGGATTCATATAGCTCTCATGTTGTTCTGCTGAATGTGTCCATTGCGAGGGCATGAAATCCGGTGCCCCTTCGCCTACACGCCATAAAGCAGGGTTTGTCGCTCTTACTCTATTGTTTGGTAGAGCTACAAAACTGCCAGTATATTCACCAGCATCTGTTAAATATAGCACATGTGATTGCTTATGTTGAGCAGGATCATCTGCTATAGAGTTCTCTGTATAGTCTACAGTAAATAAATACTTTCCTGTATAAAATTCTCCTGCTATTTTGCATATCCAAGGAGATGAACTTACTCTGTCCATAACCACAACAGAGTGCTCATGGCTTAAACAATCCCAAGGTTGAGCTAAATGGTCTTCCATTGGAGTTGGCCATTCTTCTAGAGGGATGTCTGCTACTAAAGCTTGTATAGGCATTCTTGCCCACATAGCGCCACCATGAACATTTGGCGCGTCTTCTTCGTTATCTATTTCGCATCCAGTAAATACTACTTGAAATGATAAAGATCTGTCTGGAATTGTATTAACAGCTATGACAAGAGCATGTAAATACTCTCCATGATAGTTGCTATGATTTGCCGTAAATTCTTTTCTTACCCAGCATTTAAACTGAGGTATATTAGAAATTAAATATGACATGTAAGGTGCAAATTAAACTTTGCCGCCTTTTGACATATATTTAGTTCCTTTCATTGCACCAGGCGCTCCACCTTTGGCCATGTACTTGGTGCCTTTTGGTTTAGCTGAACTAGATGCTCCGCCTTTTGCCATATATTTGGTGCCTTTTGCTGCGCCGCCATTTGCATATCCTTTAGTTTTTTTAAACATAATTTATCCTCAGTTTAATTAACACTTCCATCTTCTACGAGCCTGTCTAATTCTAGAATTAGGATCGTTTCTTGTTTTAGCTGAACTGCGTTTAAGTTGGCCAAGGGATCTAGCGCAATAAGACTTGCGTCTTTTAGCTGCCTTGCTCCCTTTTTTAACTTTGCCAGTTACAGCAGTTTTTAGTTTAGAACCTGGGTTCTTTTTTCTATAAGCAGCAACGCCACGCTTGGTCATACCAGCGCCAGATTTTGTAGGACGATAGTTAGCCTTAGAGCCTCTTGTCGTTCTTCTTATTGGCTTTGCTCGTTTTGTCGCCACTATAGAATTAAAACTTAGTCGTAATCTTTAAATAAGGTTAAGACTATTACATAAGAGTCGCCACCTGAATGGCCAGTCGTTGTAAGCATTATGTCGCCTGTTTTACCAGTTCCTGATGTATTTCTTATTCCACCAAAATCAGTGAAATCTTCATCTGTTGTGTAATCTGAATTAAGATCCCAACAAATAGTATCAGTTGTAGCATCCCATAGAAGTTTTACGCTCATTCCAAAAGTTGAATAAACTATCTTCCCAAGACGAACACTTGTGCAAGCTTCACCATGACTATTAGCCTGTAGTGCGCTTACATCTACTTTCTTGACTGCTGACTCCCCTGTTCCATCAGATGTGTTAGTAAGCTGTATTATAGCGAACCTATCACTGTCCAATAGAGTTGTTGAAGTTACTGCGTCTGCCATAATTAGCCCCTAATATTAAGCGTCAGCAAATGGTGTAACTAAAGTTCCAGAGCCAAGTGTTATACCTTCAACGGCATACTTAGCAGATCCCATAGCAGTACACTTAATTATAGATCCTGCAAGACCACCTTTAGTTGAACCATTAAGAGTTATGACATCGTTAGATGCACCTGAAATAAAAGTTTTACCTGTTGCATTAGTAACGCCAGTGTAAAGCCCACCTACAAATTTATCTGTACCATCAGTTTTAATATCGAGGTCAGTTGCTGCTGTCTCAATAATAAAAATAAAAGTAGCTCCTAAGTTATTTAACGAATTAGGATCTGTAGGATCAGTAGGTGCAGTTGTGACAATTGAGGGCAAAGTAAATTTACCATCAGCATCATTACAAGTAAGTACCTTACCTGAGTGTGCATCTACGGTTAAAGTTGTATCAGCAGTTAAACTGACAATAGCAGTATTACCTGCTGAAATAAATCCAGATATAGATCTAACTGGACCTGAAAAAGTTGATTTAGCCATTATTTTCTCCTAACTAAATATGTTGCGCCATCTTTGGAGTAAGTCTGCCGAGCCAGTTGGTGCAACTTGTTAATCCCGGTTTATTTGATTGTAAGTTAAATATATGTAAAAAGAAAGAAAAAAAAAGGGAGCCGAAGCTCCCTTTACCAATAGAATTGGGTTTATGCACCTTGTGATGCAAAGACAGCTCTTGGGTTTGAGAAACCAAAAGAATATCTCTCTCTAGCTTTGAATCTGACATTGCCAGTATCAAAGTCGCCTTCCATAGAAGTAGAAAGAGCAGATCTCTCAAAATGTTTAAAGCCATCTGGGCAATCAGTCTTCAAGAACCATGCATCAGTGTCAGTTAAGAAATGGTTAACTGTGTAACCTTCTGGGACCATTCCCATATTTCTTATTGAATTGATGTCATTGTCAGAAGTGCTAACTCTACCAGGAGTGTTAAGTAATCTATCAGCCACGAACTGAAGTTGTGGTGGAATGATTAGCTTAGTTCCTTGTAAAGCAAGAATCATATTTTTGTCATCAACAAAAGTTGAAACAGAAATAAGAGCATCTTCTAATGAAGTCTCATTCAAGTCAGTATAAGTGCTTGGTCTGTTTGAAAATGTTCCTCCGCCTACTAATGGGTGAGAAGTATTCACGAGTGATACTCCGTCTCCACCGGTAAAGCTTGATGAGAAAGCATTGTTCAACACAGAAGCAGCTTTTACTTGCTTGGTGTGCGCCATAGATCTAGCTAGAGCTTTTGTATATCTAGCTCCTAGTCTATCGTAGAGGTTGTCCTCGATTGCTTCTTCTGTTAGAGCGAATGCTAACGCAACGGTTTCATGTGAATACCTTGCAGTAAATCCTTCTGAAGCGTTGTCGAATGCGACTCCGTTTCCTTCTGGTTTTACTTGTGCGTTACCGAAACCTACTATTAAGGTTTCTTCTTCAAATGCTCTATCTGAAGATTCAGTGTCAAAGATTTCCGCGTGCTCGTTTTCGTACCTGTTGTATTCCATGCCAAATAAGGCATTTAAACCAGGCTCGAGCTCCTTCGCTAATTGTGAACGATTAATCGCCATTGGTTATACTCCAGTTACTTGAGCGTAAAAGTGCTCGTTAATTTTGACTATCATATTGACGTTAGCTGATTGAGAGCCTGTTCCTAAAGTATTATTCTCAGGATCATTGGAAATTCCAATAATTCTAAGTTGAGCAGTAGTAGCAGCAGTGGTTCCACTGATAGTAACAGCAGATTGTCCATCTGATGTTGAACCAGCAGCGTATACAATGTCAGCGTTGTTACCAACAACTGTTTGTACAACTGAACCAGTTGCAGCACTTTCTACTTCAAATAATGCATTAGGATCGTCAACTACGAAAGCCACCGCGTCTGATGAGACAGTACCGTTAGGCCAGTAAGAAGAATAAATTACTTCTCCACTCGCATTGGTAAATCTGCATCCCCTGAAGACTCCCAGTAATTGATCGCCAGCAGCAGCTACTAAAATAGTACCTGTACTCGCCATCTTAACTGGATCGCCTGAAAATATGTTTCCGCTTGCACCTGAAGCAATTGAGTATTCTGTAGTCCCTTCGGAGTTTACATTACTACCTAATTTACCTAGGGGCCTTAAGCCGAAAGCAGCATTTTGGTTTGCCATAGTTATGTCCTTTAAATAAGGTTAAATTAAAAGAAGAAACAAATTGTCATTTATTACTTCCGCCAAATGTTACCCTTGATTTCATATCTCTAGAGATAGGCATCGCAGGATTTTCTTCACGCATTAGGTCGTTCTCTACTGCATTCATTTGGTTATCAGTTTGGGCCGCGAAATATTCATTACGCTGTTCTGCGATTTCTTTCGGTATCTTGCACAGTATTAACCCACCAACACCTATAATTCCAGCATGTCGACCATCATCGACTATAGGCAAATCATGAAATCCGGGGAGTTCCTCTGGTCTAACCGGCTCGAATCCTTCACGAAATCTTTTTGAGACATTCGTTTTGTCATCTTGGCCAGCTACAGATTCCCTTACCCAGCGATAAACAATCCCTTGAGATTTTGCAATTTCGATAGCCTCTTCAGGTAACTCAAGAGCACTTGGCATTTTCCATGCTTTTGGTCTCTCTTGTCTAGCTCTAGATTCTGAATCTCTTGGAGCTCTATCATCGTTGCTGTTAGCTCTTGTTACTTTTATCTCTTTCTTACTCATGATTTTTGTAGCCTCGCTTTTTGTATTGCGTAATCTTTAAATGACACTCCAAGCTTCTTAGCTAGTAGCTGTTCGCTCGGTGTCAACTCGATACGATTTTTTTGTTTGCGTCCAGTCGATGTTGTGCGTGTTGGCGAAGCGACTGTTTGGACGGGTTTTTTGTCAGCTTCCACGTTAAATTTGTGAGGCAACTCTTGTCGCACTCGTTTATCTATCTCACTATAGTATTCATTTGAGTCTGTGTCAAAGCCCTCATTCTCTAATTGCTTATGAACAGCGAATGCAACTGACGTTGCAACCTGGTCTTGTCCAAACCAAGTATTCTTCTGCGCCCATTCACGAGCTTTAGGTGATGGCTCATTAAACTCTTCAGCCGCTTGAGCAGCTGTCTCTATAGGTTGATTTTGTTGTTGCGCTAAATAAGCGGCTTCTTGTTCTTCATATTGCTTTTGTGCTTGAGAATATTGCTCAAGTCTAGCTTTATCAGTGGTAGCCAAAGTTAAAGCCTCAGTAGCAGAAGCAACGGCTTCCGGGTCACCGGCTTCTGTTGCTTGCTTTAAAGCTTGTTTTGCTAAAGTCATTTGAGATTCAACCCTGTTGGTGAACTCATCACTGTAACTACTAGAGAAAGATTTTTGTTGTTGTCTTAATTTTTCGTTTTGGTCTTTAAGATCTTTAGCATACTGCACTGCCATAAGCTCTCTTCTTTGGAACTCTTTGGCTTGCGCTACTGCTTTGTTAATTCTGTTTTGTGCTAGAGATGCTCTTTTCTCTACTTCAGATAAATCTTTTGCTTCTTCTTCTACTTTAGGAGAAACCTCAAAATCTTCTTTAACTTCATCTTCAGTGACAGGAGACACTGCTTGAGAATTATCACCTAATGATATTTCAACAGCCTCATCACTAACTTCTTCCTCAACTCTTTTCTTTTCAGGCAGAGCGGCCTTTTCAATTTTTTCTTCTGTTATTTCAACATCTATACTTTCTGCTTCATTAGCCATAATTACCTCTTATAAAGATTTAATATCATCTGGATCTAAAATAGTTCCAATTACATCATCATCATTAATGATTCTGACTTCGTGATCGTCTTCTAAACGGAAACGAGATCCAGCGTATCTGCCAATCAATACCCAGTCTTTTTCTTGACACCAGGGTTTGTTTCCATATTTTTCTGTTTCTTTATAAGCTAAAGGGCCAACTTTTAGAACGTAAGCAACCACTGTAGATAGAGACTCTCTGTCCATGGTTTCTTTGACCAATTGAATACCGCCTTCAGTTACGCCTTTGCCACGATAAGGCAATACCAAGATTCTCCAACCTGTTGGAGTCGGCATTCTATCTAATAGTGGTTTGTTTAATAAGGTAGGATCTAGAACTCTTGCTTCTTCTTTTACAAAAGCTTTATCAATTTCTAATGAGGCTTCTTCTTTTTCTTCTATATTTTCTGCGACTTTGTCATTCATCGATATCATCCATATGCAGCGTTTCTTTTAAATCGTCTATGAGTGAGCGAACGGCTGACAACGCACCCATATGATATTTGTAGTCTTCCATGGATTGTACATTCCCTGCTGAAAGACTGTCAACTAAATCCTGTTCTCTTTTGCGCAGAGTCTTAAAAAAATACTCCGCGAGTTTTACGCTATCCATGGCTCTCTCCTGCCGATGTGATGTTTATCTTAAATTAAAGTTTCCAAAACTTGGAATCATTGGTCTTCCACCCATAGCTGGTTTTCCAATTTCTGGAATTTCAAACTTAGGTAAGTTTGAAAAATCTATGTTAGGTATGTTTGGTATATTAGGTATGTTAATTGGTGCTGTAGGCATTACAGGCGGAACAAAAGGCACTGGCTCTCCAACTGGCATAGTTGTGTATACTGGCTCTTCTGCTCTTGTTATTGGTATATTTAATTTTCTTTGTTGTCTTTCTAATATTTCTTCAACATCAGCCTCATCATAGCCAATATCAGCTAATTCTTGTGCTGTACGTATTTTAATATTTCTAGGATTAGGCAATTCTCCTCTGTTTCGTCTAATAGCATCAGATCTTATTTGAGCAGCATTTCTAGCATCAGTTTCTCTGTCATTGGGTTCTCTGTCTCTATATTGATCCATAAGATCATCGTAATCGATATCAAAATTAGGAAGGCCGCTAAAATCTAAGTCTCTTATAAAATCTGGTATTCCCGGAAAAGGACCGCCTGGTACAAAAGGTTCTGGTTCCGGTACAGGAGAAGGAGTTGGTGTAGCCAACTGGCCTTCTAGTTCTGCAATGCGATCCATCATTTCTTGGAATCTTGCATCTTGAGCTGCTTGCGCTTCAGCACGAGCCGCTGCTTCAGCTTCTCTCATTGGAGCTTGCGTTGCTTCGTACTGATCTATAAATTGTTGACCCATAGGGCTTTCGTATTGACGCATGAACTGTTGCCCAATTGGATCAGGTCTTACATCAGTTGGCATGAAAGCTTGAGTGGGCTGGGGTGGGGCATTGTAGCCTTGGGGGGTAAAATATGCTGGTCCACCCACAACTGCTGTGGGTCTGCCTATCGGCATAGGTTCTGGTGGTAATGCCATTTGTCCAGGTGCTTGACTTAAGCCTTGATCGTATCCGGGAACTCTGGTTGGTTGACCATACATCTGATTTTGTAAACCAGCAGGTGCAACCATTGCATCACCAATTGCCATTTAAGAAACTCCGTTAAACTTAGTGCCTCTTAAAGCAGCTCCTCCACCACGAGATTTACCTTTGCCATATGGTTTAGGTGCGCCTGGGTTTGGCATACTTTCTACTTGCTTGTAGTTTACAGTGCCTTGGTCTTTGATGGTTACGCTTGTTTTAACGCCTTTTACTTTTTCCATTTTTATTACCTTTACTTTTTCTTGCTGCTTGTAGAGCAATCGCGATGGCAGTCTTTTGTTTCTTGCCACTGCGTGTTAATTCACTTATGTTAGCAGATATTGTCTTCCGACTGCTACCTTTTTTTAGAGGCATGTTATTTTTTCTTTTTAACTGCCTTCTTAATTACCTTGGCCTTAGTCTTAACGACAGCTTTAGTTTTTTTGGCTTTAGCTTCAGTTTTTTTAACTTTAGCGACTGTTTTTTTAACAGCTTTTTTCTCGACCTTTTCGGCTTCGTTACTTGCATCCTCATTGATGATCGGTTGATTGCCATTTAATTTTGCCTCTTCTTCTTTCATTGCAGCCTTGTTAACTGCTGCCATTTTTTGTCTAACTGAACTCATTTATTTTCCTCTCATAATGTCCATTGCTTTGAATTGCTTTTGTTGATCTATTCTTTCACGAGCAATAGCATCTTTCATCATAGCAATTTCTTGTTGGATTGCTAGTCTTTGCTCTGCAAGATCTTTGTTTTGCATGACTCGCATTGCATCAAACTGTTGACGTTGTGCAAACTCTTCACGCTTGCGTTGTACATCATCAGCTTTAATGTCTAGTTCTTTGCCCCTTAATTCTACCAGTGGATCTGGCATTGGCGGAGGTGGCATAAACATTTGATTGATTTGTTCAGTCAACTGCGATACCACTGCGGCCACATCACGAGCCACAGAATCCTGTAGTTGTTGCTGATAGCCCATGGCCATTTCCGGTGGCAACATACTGATTTGCTGTAGCATTGCTTGGAACTCTGGATTCTGAGCATTTTGTTGGTCAACGATTTCAGAAGCTCTAAAAGATACATGCTGGTAAATGTGTGACTGTATCAAAGACAGCACCGCTGGATTGGTTTGTGCGGTGATGGTTCCATACAAAGACATGTGTGAATTAATGTGAGAGTCATGATCTTGGCCTGCAAAAGCTTGTTGCGGTATACCAGAGATTAAACCTGCGTTCTCACTTGCAGGGTCCATGGGTTGTGGTTGTGGGGGTGGTGGCAATAACTGTTCTATGTTTTGCACACCCATCGATGCATACATTCTTCTGTAAGCTTCGTGAATACCATTGGGGCCATGAATCTCGGGATTGCTTTGTACTGTTCTAAGTAACTCTTGAGCCATCATGACTCTTTGAGACATAGAAAAAGTATTCGGATCTGAGATCGGCAAGACATCCACACGCTCATCAAAGTCTGTTTGCTTGATAACTTGATTGCCATTGGCTGTCATGTATGGATAGTCTGGTGGCAAATACTCAGCAAAGACTTGCGCAAGGAGTTCAAACTCTATGCGCTGACTTGAATGCAAACGTTTGTGGATTGCAGACATAACCCTCGTGCCACGCTCAAGCAAGGCAACCGTTGTGCCTACTGGTGCATTGGCATTGGCATCGCCCACTTGCAAATCAGCAATCGAAGCGAAACGCCTTCCACTATCGACAAGGATTCCCAGGAGAGAAAGTAACGTTTGAGAAGGTTCCTTGAACGGTAGCGGTACGAAGGCGTCTCGCAAACTTCCTCCCGGAGCGTCCATGTCACGGAACTCGCCAGGTTGTAAAGGTTGATCGTCATTGCGAATACGAATCCCACGAGCCTTAAAGCCTGCTGGCAAATTGGATAATGTGCCTGCATCGATTAATTGTCGTAAGATTGAAGTTGAGGCTTTCGATAAGCCTCCGATCATGTGCGTTAAACCAAAGCCATAGAAACCTAGGCCTGGTAAAAACTTGTAATGCACAAAGTAATTAATTTTTTGTTTGAGTGGATCTTCTTGCTTGTAGTTTCTTCTGATAGATAAAACTTTGTCATCAGCAATGGTAACGATGTAAGGCAGTTTGATGCCTGTCTCTTCACCTTCAGCGTTCATGTCTTGGTAGCCAGTGATATCTAAATCAGTGTGAATCTCATGGAGTTGACACATGTCATCATCACCATAGCTAGGCTTGACTCCTTGAATATCATCTATCTCTTCTTGCACATCGTCATATTCATCAGCGTTATAACTGTCATCACTGATATCTATGTCTTTGTAAAAACCTACTTGCTGTAACTTGCGCACATCATTCATGGACATGCTCACCACATGAGTTACTCTATTGGCACTGTGCAAGTCAGTCGTACCATAGGGCACAATCAAATCTTCGCTTGGAATAAATTTAGAGACAGCTCGATTAACATTTTGGTCGTAATAAACTTTTCTAAAAGCTGAACCACTCAATGGTAGATAGAACAACATCTGATCGGTTTCAGAGTCATACTCTTTCATCACTTGCATGAGCTGATAGTTCATGAACTCTTGTACGCGTGATGCTTGTTGTTCTGTTTCAGGGTTTGTCATACCTATGACTTGAGTTTTGACTGGGCCTTGCGATGGCAAGATCTCATTGTAAGCTTGGGCTTGGAACTGAGTTACAGACTCTGCCAACAGAGGATGCATCACCCCACTTGCACCCTCAAAGGGTTGTGACCTTTCTTCGTACTTCATGCCAAGGTACTCTAGGCCATCACGATAAGTTTGTTCCCAATCGCTGCGTGAATCTTTATCAGACTCAACACTGTCCATGAGATCATTCTTAATTACATTGAGCTCTTGGCTGTCAATAACTTCAGCCAAGTTAGCATAGAAATCTGTATTATCAAGAGGAGGCGTGGCCTCACCAAAGACCAAAGTCCCATCTTCTAACTCTTCAAAGTTATCGAGCTCTGGTTGTTCTTCTTGAACATCAACCTCAATCTCCATCTCTTTGGATCTGTCTCTAACCTTTAGATCAACTTGATCCTCAATGGTGATTGCTTTGTCTACTGTTGCCATTTATGTTTTTCCTGTAAATGCTTTGCCGTGTCCTTTGATGGCAATGCCACCACCAGTCATTTTCTTTACTGGCTTCAATGGTGGAAACTCTTTGTCAATAGCTTTTTGTATATCTGGATCGTCAGACTTTATTTTAATTTTTCCTGTTCTAATTCTATCAGCAGTTTTCTTTGAAACATCTTTCATTGAATCTATGAACTTTTTCTTTTTCGACATCTTGGCCTCTAATAATAAATCCGTTGTCTAGGGATTGGCTCTTCATCCTCTTCGTCAGTTGCCAATCGCACAAAGTTACCTTGACGAAATCTTAGTATAGCCTGTGTTGTCGAATCTACAAAATCATCGTTTTCGCCATACGGAAAGGCTGCACATTCTTCCATGACTTCATCTGCATAAATAGCTTCTGGAGCCCACACCATACCAGCTTCAAACACAGGTGACACTGAGTGCACCCTAGTAACTTTATCTCTGCCTTTGGTAGGTCGATAGTTCACCACCGGGATTCCCATCATCCGCAACTCATGGGTCAAAGGCGTACCACTTGCTTGGGATTCTACCAAGACAGTATCCGGTTGCCAATACATGTATTCATCGTAAGCTGTGGTTTTCAACTCCGGAAAGTCCCAACGCCCACGTTTGGCATCAAGCAAAATAATCGACTCAGGTGCACCATCACTCGGACGAAACACGCCCCAGGTGGTAATGGCACTATAGTCAGCAGTTTGCTTAGAACTAAAAGCGGTATCGTAAGATTGCAGTATGTACGAACAAGGGGGTGGCTCATCGTGTTCCCACATCTGCCACCACTCACGTTTAATCAAAGCCCCCTCCTCAGAGGTAGGGTTTTGCATGTACTGGGCGTTCCACTTGGCCACCGGCAAAGAAGCTTTCACTGACTCAAGTTCTTCGAGCTTCCAAAAACCAGGCCACAAAGGCTTACCGCTTTCTAAAATGGCAGGGAGTTCCAAGACTTCCCATTGGTCTGAGTGATCTTCGCCCATGCGTCTCAAGAGCTTCTCAGTCAAATCAAGCGTGCTCCACCTAGTCATGACTATCACAATAGCACCGCCCGGTTGCAAACGCTGACGCGGACCAGAGGTGTACCACTCATAAGCCGACTCAAGCGCAGTGGGCGAAAGGGCATCTTGCTCAGAGTGGGGGTCGTCAATAATCAGCAGATCCGCACCTCGCCCTGTAATCGCGCCACCGACTCCAGCAGCAAAGTATTCGCCACCGTGACTCGTCTCCCAGCGACCTGCCGACTTGGAATCAGCCGATAGGCTCACGTTCTCAAAGATGTGCTTGTACTCAGTGGTGTCCATCAGGTTACGTACCTTACGGCCGAACCTTGCCGAGAGTTCGGCGGTGTGGGTGGTTTGCATAATTTTCATGTCAGGCTTCAGGCCCATGATCCAGCTCGGGAAGTAAACCGAAGCAAACTCAGATTTGGTATGACGTGGGGGCATGTTAACGATTAGGCGTTTGCATTTGCCGTTGGCTACAGCTTCGAGCTTTTTGGCGAAGAGCTTGTGGTGTTCGCCTTCGATGAAGCCGTCCCATACATTTTTGATGTAATGGATGAAGTCTTTCTTAGCTTTGCCGCTGGTATCTAATTTTTTTATGCGATCTTGTATAGCGACTATCTCTTTGAGAGAGTCATCTGAAACATGACCTAAGAATGCTTCCTTCTCCATATGGGGAATATGGTACCTCAATAGGGGTCCCAAAACTAATTTTTTGCTGATTGTTTGTGTTTATTGTTATTTTACTAGCACTACACACAGCACATACCCCCCTAATCGTGGGGGTGGGGGTCTGGAATATAAAGCTGTCAAAAAATGGGACGCGACCCAATAGAGACCCAAAGATATTTTCTGGTGTGTAAATTAATGTATAACAAATGTTGCAAAGTGTTTAATAAATCTATATACTGAACGTAGTTCAGTTGGTAATTAAATATCCAAAAATTATGACAACTGACAATTTGGAAAAACAATTATGAAAAAATTAGACCAAATAAACCAACTGACCCAACATCAGTTGAAACTATCAAGGACTCAAGAAGTCAGAGACTTTCTGGAGTGCGATAAAATTCTGAAACAGTTGAAGTCAGAAGTAAGGCGTGAGATTAATAATAATCTCATAATGAAAGATCAAGGCTTTGGAGTTCCTAGAACTTTTAAGCATTGGTCAGATGTCAACATGGTTGATGCAACTATCACTAAAGATAGAAAGCAAGTCATTGGCATTCTCAAAGGCGATAAAGTGATGGCAGATATTAGATTGCAGCATTTTGCCCCAAGAGAAGTCAAAGCTTACTCATCTTTAGTAATTAAAGGTTGGGTAGGATAATGCCAAATCATACATCTAACTTTGTTGAAGTTGAAACTAATACAGGTTGCTCGAAAGAGCAACTTGCATTGCATAGCCTTAGAACCATGCTTTCCATTCATAGTGGGACATTTGATTTTGAGGGAATAATACCAATGCCTAAAGACTTAGCTAAGTCTTTTGATGTTGCTGACCCTTTTGACCATGGCGATGAATGGGAAAATGACATGGGGCATCTTGTCCCAAGTGATCCACTCACTCGCAAAAGATGGATTAAAGAGTATGGCTTTGACAATTGGTATGATTGGCGATTAGCCAATTGGGATACCAAATGGAATGCTTACGATGTTGATATTGACATAGATGATATGAATCAACTGCATGTCAATTTCTTAACAGCTTGGTCATGCCCCACTAAAATCTATTTGAAGATGAAAGAGTATTGCGATGAGCATAATCTATCTTTAGATTGGGGTGTAGAATTTGAAGACGAAGATGGATACTTCGATCTGAAAGAGCAAGATCTATTCGATGGGAGGTGGCAATAGATAATCTGATCCAACTAGGGGAGCAACTGCTCCCCTTTTTTTTGGCCAGTCCAAAGCAGCTTTTCAAAACCTGGCCTGGTTTACTGGACTGGCTCCTAATTCCAACACTTAGGATCGCAAGCTAACGCCAAAGATCGCAAAAGAATTGAACGCACAAGATCGCAAAAGCTAGGCCAATTCGCAAATGACATATAAAGATTGCACAAAATATTAATTTGTTTATATATGTTAATCGATGTATAATAAATTATTGTTAACCTAAAACGGAGAAAAAATTATGGGAACAAGAAGTAATGTTGCATATGCAACTGAGGACGATAAAATCATTGCAAGTTATTGCCACTATGATGGTTATATCGAATATAACGGAGTAATGCTTTTGAAGTATTACAATGGAGAAAAACAAGCTAGAGACTTAGTAGACAATGGCTATATGTCTTCTCTTCAGCCTACCATTGAGTTAATCAATGATGGCAGAGTGCACAAAGACAAACCTATTGAGTATCCTAATGAGCGTTTATTCATGCGTGAACTAGACGCTTTATGGATTGAGTTTGTTTATCTTTTTAAAGATGGAAAATGGTATGTTGCTCAGTCTGATAATATCAGCACGCCTCAAGCCTACGAGGGAATGAGTCAATGGTTTCATACAAATTTTAAACCACTTGATGAGGTTGTTACTCTTGATATGATGGAAGAGGTAGCGTAATGCATAAGCTAAAATTCAAATCTAATAAAACTTTAAGGTCTCTTGCGAAGGAGACCTTGAACGCTGATAAGTTTAAGATTGCTTACAAGAAAGAAACCACAGATCAAAAAGGTTTCTTTCTTGTTAAGGATGAAGGCATCTACCTCATGAATTCTTATGTAAATAAAGATGGTGAGAGAAAGAATGTAAACAGTGTTGTCTATGCTAGTGGATACAATCCCAAGCATGACAAACATAATGATCTATGGGACAGGACATACGAAGTCAGCAGAGATGACTTCGCAGAGAATCTGCCCTTTGAAGAAGAAGCTTTGATGCGTATCGCAAGTGGTGGAGATATCACCATCAATCTAAGTGAAACTCAAATGGAGGTGATCGCATGAGTGATGCAACACAATTCAAAGAGTACGAAGTTAGGCGCACCTCAATTAAAAAGGAGGTGTGCTTTGTCACTGCTCGCACTTGGGAAGAGGCGGAAGAACGAGCCCAAGATGAAGAATGGGAATATGTAAGCGAAGACACAAGCTTTGAGGCGGAGGAGGTATCATGAAACAAGGATTCACTCTGGGCCTACTCACCGCATTAGCGGTGAGTGTTCCCTTTCAACTAAGTTATTATGTGGCCGTCATTCCTGGCGGCCTAGTCTTCCTAGCTGGATCCGTGTTCGGTGTATGCATAATCAAGCTCGCACAAGCCAGTTAATCCTCCGGGATCTCCGGGCCGCAAGGCCCGGTGTCTTTACATCCCAGGCCGCAAGTGTTATGGTTCGCAAATTCATAATTGTTTTTCTCCAAAAAACAAATACATTAAGGGAGGTCGCAAGGCCTCCTTTTTTTTGGACTGGGTTTTTATTTGTAGTCATGTGTTATTTGATGTATAATTAATAATCATAATAAAACACGGAGGAAATTATGAATGTTCAAGAAAATTTAGATCCAAAGATCTTACCAGATTTGGTTAGCCAGGCCGTACCAAAAGAAAAAGCGGCTGATATGTTGTATCAAGCTTTGCGTAAACAAGCAAAGCTCATGGGATTTGATCCAGATACAGAAGTATCAATGACAAAAAAATCTGGTGACTACCCGGAAGAAATAGAAAAAGAAGATATCTGGGTAACTTTCGAGGCCGGTCCCTGGGAATGGGGCGTTGCTTATTCTTTAAGCTCGCACCCAAAAAGCTATGACATGTTTAGCAATCCCAATGACTGGTATTTAGAATGCTATTATGGCTTTGATGTGATCTTTACTGATTGCTAAGTAAGCTAAACAACAATCAAGCCCGGCTTATGCCGGGTTTTTTATTTGCATTTAAGTGTTGAATTGATGTATAATAAATACAAGCTTTGATGACGGCAGCGTTCTTATAAAAGCCTAGATATACATAGGTTAGGACTGAAGTGGATAAGTGGAAACCAGCCACCACGCCAAAGCTTACCAGTAAGATCCTGAATGGCGGATCTTAATTCACGAGGCCGGATCTGTGAAACGACTAAGCCCGGTTAACGCCGGGTTTTTTTATGCCCGGGATCCGGGAAAGCTTACGACTGGGTACGCAAAAGCACGCAAGGCCGCACGCAATAGGCCGCAAAACCTGGTGTGGGGGTGCGAAAGGACGCAAAAGGACGCAAAAGTATAGGCAATGAGGGTGGGAGGCTTTGTATTGCCAATAAAGGATCTCATCACCGACACTTTTTTTATCTGTTGTTATCATGTGGGATGTGTAATTGTGTGTTGTTTTTATAGTAAAAGTCTGTATAATTTATAGATATAAACGGAGAAAAATAATGAGTAAACTTAAAATAACCATTGATAGATTAAAAAATATATCAGCAGACATACAATCGGACGCTGCTAACGATTTAGACATAAGCAATGAAAGATTTAATGGTATTTGTGATGGTCTGGATAGGGCTATAAATCATTTAGAAGAAATTCAGGAGTTCAAATATGACTGATAAAAATAAAGATAAAATATTTTTAGTAGTAAGTTGGATCGCCATCTTAATATTTACATATTTATTCTGGTCAATATTTATAGGATGGTTATTAAAATGACTGAACACACGGCCAAAATACAAAAGCATAAGAAGCTTCTTGAGTTAGAAGACTGGCGCAAGAAAGTTAAATACATCCTCGGAGAACGCAAAACTCCCGGAGGTGTGATCGTTCACACCACTGTTTACAATGACGACTCAAAAGATATTGAGTATCTAAGATCCAAACGCAAACCAAAACATATACCAAGTCCGCACAAAGACGCAGACTTGTTAACTAATTTTAAAGGAGAAGAAGATGAAAACATTTAAGATAAAAGCAATTTGCGATTTTGTTGAAGACGTTGAAGTAATTGCTGAAACAAAAGAACAAGCTGAAGAATTTTTATTTAGTGGAGATTATAAAGTTATAAATGAAACTTATGAGAACCAAAAAATTATATCAATAGGAGAGAAACATAATGATAACGATTGACGCAGTAAAAGATTGGCTAGATAAATTTGATGGCGATTCAGAGATAGGCTTACTTACATCCATTGTTAACAATGAAATAAAGATACCTGAAATGATTGATTCAATTCATGCTTATCAAATTGGAGAGCCTGAAATAGCAGAAGAATTTTACACAATAATGTGGAAGTAAAATGCTAGAAGAACTCTATCAAATTTGGTGGGCAGCTGACCAAGTAAACGAACAAGCTGAACAATTAATTAATAATTTTTACCAGGAGAAATAATGTCAACAGAAATCAGATATAGACTTAAAAAAGAAAAGGATAACTACTTAGATAATAAACAACAAACTAGGGGTTTTACTTTGATACATCAAGACAAACTGCCAATAAAAGTAATTCTTAAAGAATTTTATGAGTCAGTTAATAAACCATGTGTGATACACAACATTTATGAGGATAAAAAGTGAAATACAAAGTAGAGAAAGATATACCAGTGCGCAGATTTAACTCACCATTCTGTGAGGCCTTAGACACCTTAGAAATTGGCGATAGCATCGGAGACCTAACCAAAGAAGAAGTCTATAAATACAGGCTTAACTTCTACACCAGAGTATTCAAGAGTCGCAAATTTTCATTCAAGAAAGAAGCTGATAACTCTTACAGGGTATGGAGAGTTGCATGATAGACCTAATTA